CAGTTTCTAGGTTAGCTTGAATCGTAACTGCTACAGCTTCTGCCTTAGCAGATGCAGCACCACGGATGGGCTTAGGGATGTGAATAACGTCACCCTTCTTGCCAGACATAGCGAGACGCTTGACAAGAGGAGCCATCTTCAGGTTCTTTTGGTAAGCAGCGATTACTTCATCGCTCCAGATTTCTGGGATAAAAGTCCCAGCAGCGGTTTTGTCTACTACAGCATTAGCTGTAAAATAGGCACCAGAGGTTTCACCAGCCATTGTAATTCTCCTTTAGGCTATCGGACCCGACCCTCTGAATACGCTTTGAGTAGTTCGTCCGACATGGACTGATAGCGCTCTGGGTCGGTTCTCATAAGTTTAATAATGTCAGCACGACGATAAACTTTACGACGAGATCCTTCTGCTGTTCCGCGAGCGTTGCCTGTGTTAGCTGACTTTACCTGACTCTTACGGGCTGCTCGTTCTGCTTGTGCAGTCTGCTGAACTACTTGGTTCCTGTCTTTCCAGAGACTAAAGAGTTCGTGTGCAGCGTCGTAATCGTATGCTTGGTCAGCCTGAACAAACAACTGTGTTCGGACTTTTGACCCTTTGATCCACTCAGCAAACTTAGGGTCTTGCAGTATCTGTTCCATCTCAGGATGAGAGGACTTGAGTTGTGCAAGAGTAGCCTGTTGTTTGTACTGTTGTGTGTAAGCCTGTGCTTCTTTAATCTTAGGGTGGTTGTCTATAGCTCTACTAACAGCGGTCTTAGGATCGACAAAGAAATCTACATCGTCATCGTTATCATCTTGTTGTTGCTGTTGTTGAGGTGCTTGTTGGACTGAGAGTTGTGTATGGATGTAATCATCAACAACTTTACGTAACTCGCCAACTTCCGTACTCTGTTTGCCTGAAAACTTCTCAAGCTCTTGGTGCATCTGTACGAGGTCTTCAACAGATTTACCTTGGTACTTTTCTGGAACTTCGGGCTGCTGAGGTTGTTCCTCTTTAGGAGTCTCTACAGTATCTTGTGTGTCGAGTTGGTCTGTTGCTTCTAATTCTTCTTCCTTACGCTCATCAATTAATGTTGCTCGTGACATTCTAAACTTACCCCGCCTATTATTATTATTAGGTTATGGAGGATTAAATGGGAGTTGGCCTATGAGGTTTCCCGCGTGGTTTGCCCAGCTTTCTCATGTTCACGGACCCACTTCATGTGCCTACCGGGGAAATCCCCAGAGGAACCGTCGAGTATGTGTTGAGTTGCTGATACAATCTTTGTAGCGTTAGCACCACATCCGCACCTACTGGATGTAGTACCTGATTCTACAAATTCTTCAAAGGTATGTCCGTTAGTACAACGAAAATCAAATACTTTAATCATCTTCTTCTGGAGGCTTAGATGCCTCTTCGTAATTAGTTGTAACGATAGTTTCCATATTAATTAAGTGGGCTAATATGTTTAGTTGTCCCTTACGAAAGAACATATCGTTAGCATCTTTAGCTGCTTCTATACTGTTAATCTGTAAAGCATTGTTGCCAAAGTCTTGCACAAGTTGCTTCCAGCCATCAGTAAGAAAAAGACTAAAGTATGCGTCGTAGTACTGCTGTGTTTCTTGATCCATCTTGAGGCCTCTTGGGTTGTCTCTGTTGTATTAAGTGTACCTAAGTACACCTATATTATACCATACTTTTGACTAAAAGTCAAGTATTATTTTATGTAAATTTTACCGTTTCTTGGCAGTTTTCTGAGCTTTCTTAAAGGCAGAAGCCTTAGGAGCGCCTTTTGATCCCGGTTTACGCATAGTTTCACCTGATCCAGCCTTAATACGCTTACGTTTAGCGTGAATATTGGCGTATAGTCCTCTAGGCATCTTAGTAGCCCTTCTTCATTGGCTTTTTCTTAGGCTTTGCTTTAGCCTTTTTCTTGGGCTTTGCAGCAGGTTTTCCGTACATCTTCATTGCCTTCTCCTTTGCAGTCTTGGGTAAATCCTCCATGTGAAACAATGGCACTGAGGATTTACTATGGGTTTTGCCTGAGTGCAGTGATCCGTCAGGCATCTTATGGGTTTCTCCAGTGTGCAGAGTTCCGTCTTTTTTGTAATGTTTTACACCTTTAGCCATCTTACCATTTCACCTTGTTTGCCCAATAAGCCGCAGAACATTTGCCTTTGGCTATGTTTTTAGCGTGACGAGCCTTAAAGGACTTACGCCTCGCTTTCTCCTTATCAGTCTTAGGACTCTTGCCAGCACCTGATACTCCTTGTTGTCCAAACCGGATAGTTTTAACTTTACCGTCGTCACATTTAGCCACAACTACGTGTGACTTAGTGGGGTGACTAGGCGTCCTCTTTGGCTTGTTGTACCCCGACACTCCTACTCTTGCTAGTCTTGGGTCTTTTTCCTTTGGCACTGTTAGAGTCCTCCTTCTGGCGCAGGTCCGACATTTGGTCCTCTAGGGCCACCACCTTGGCTTCTAGCTTCTCCAATTTGTTGAACTGGTCTTGGAACGCTTCGTTGATTTGGCTGAGAAATTGGTTCATTTCTGTTTGTGTCATTATCATTTCGGGAAGCTGCTCCTCTGTTTTCTTGGTTGTTCATGGACTTTTCTTTTAGTGCTACTTCAGCAATCTTAAGTCTACGCTCAAACTCTTTGTCGTCTGCGTCTCCTTCCTTAATATTTCTGGTGATTGCTTCAATTTTCTCAATCTGTAGTTCTTCAGGAGCAAGCCGTGTTTCTATGTTGTACTTAGCTGCTCTAGCTTGAGATTCAGCCGCCTGACCTTGCAACGCCTGAGTTTGACTCTTTTGGAACTCAAGCTGTGCCTGTTGAGCCATCTGAGCCATCTGCTGTGCCTGAGGATCTGGCTGTTGAGCCTGTTGCATAGACGCAATCAACTCATCACGGTTACTCAGGTTCATGTTGTCGATGATGCTCTGGATCAACACAGGATAAATTGGGCTGTCTTGCTTCATAGTTTGCAGAAGTTGCACCAACTGTGTTACCTCGTATTCCCTCGCAATAATGCCTAGAGTAGACGTAGCGTTGAACTTGTAGTCAGCTACGGGGTAGTTTTCAGGGTCAAACTGCATGTACCTGTGTGCAGCTTTGGTTACAAACGGCAACAGGAACGACTGCTGAAAGTTAATCAAGGTGCGCTTATGACGTTTAATAATAGCACCAAGAGACATACTAATGCCAGCGGCAGTAGCTTCACCATTAACAGCGCCAGAAACTCCGGCTGAATCAACCGCTCCTGTAGCCTGCTGAACCATTCCCTGCAACGCTTGTGCTTGTGCGAAAGTGATTTGACCAACTTGCCCAAAGTTAAACGGCTGTAGTACTTCACGAGGATCTCCGTTAGTTAGAATCATTTTGCCCGGACGTACTTCGGGTTTAGCGCCACGAGGTAAACGTGTCGCGTCAATAGCAAGCATAGGATGAATCGTGAGACTCAAGGCGTCAATACGTGCGCGTAGCTCTGTGTCCAAAGCCTTCTGTGAGTTGTAACCTTTCTCACACACACCACGACCCCAGAATCTTCCGGGAACTACGTCCCAAGGGAACGCAACTACAGGCCTATCACCCATCATGTACGGATTAGCTTCAGCTTTTAGCAGTGTACCGCCGTTAGCAATAACTACGATAGCCTCAACGTACATGGACTCGTCTTCTACTTCTACGTCCTCAGCCTCAAGCATTTCACGAGGTACTAGACCGTAGTACTTCGTTAGACGTACCTTGTCGTCGTTGTAGATCGTGAGGTCTTGGTCAGGCTCTAGGTCTGTGTCAGGCGCAGCAGATTCAATGTAAGCGTCTTTGTATACGCCCTGCTCCTGTAGCATTTCTATGCTGTGCTTAGACACAAACTCATCAATAGCTACACCCATAGCGTCTTCTACAGTCGTTGCTACAGGGTCTATGAGAAAGTTCTGAGGCAGTACAGGCTTTAGTTTAACTACCACCCTGTCAGTAATGTTGACACCTACAGCAGTTAAGTCTCCACCCATGATAGGCTGAGTAGCAGGAGCCATCTCTTTGATCTCCTCAAGAACTACTTCGCCTATGCCTGTGCCAAACACAGCAGAGTTAATCAAGCACTCTGCAACAGCCTTACGTACCTTACACTTTTCAAAGTCTTCTGTTAGTTTGTTACGTAGGTACTGTACGTCTTGACGGTCTTTGTCGTTAGTATCATCAGCAATGTCAAACCATTTGCCTCTGCCAAACGTAGCTTCCTCTAGTTCTGCTACGTTAGACTCTACGGCCTGTTGCAGCGCAGGAGATATGATTCTGGAACGCTCTGATCCTCTCTGGGAATCTGCAGGATCCCACTGTCCTCTCCAGAGCCTGTAGTACTCTTCAAACTTTGCTTCGTAGTTTGACTCGTAGTAGTCACGCCAGTTTTCACACTTGGTCATCACCCACTCTTCCAGAGACTCTTCAATCATTAGAGGGTCTGGGCTATAGATATCTTCTGCCATAGTAGTTTCCTTAGATTATTGCTACGCTGTAACCCAGTGTAAAAAACACTACGGCAGAAATTGCGTAGATTCCGTAGGTGTTGAAAGGTCTAAAAACTTTGTTTGTCACTTTAGTATCCTGCTACTACATCTAGTAGTTCGTGGTCGTCTATTTCAAAATCGTAGTGGTACGCTACTTGTGCTAACTGATCTATGTACGCCAGAGCGTCTACTAAGTCATCGTGAGTCAGCGGGTCTGGAAACTGGAACAGTTGGTCCAAGAACCTAGAGTTCCACTCACCTTTACTCAGTGTTACGTACCCGTTTTCAAAGCGTCCCTGTAGCGCCCACATCACCCTGTCAGTCTTCTTCTTGTTGCCGTGGGTTAGCTCCTCGACTCTAAAGAACGTCCCGTAGCGCTTCTGTAGGTCCATCAGAGGACTCATTACAGCCTGCTTTGCGATTCCTCGTTCAATACCAACGCTGAT